GCGCTGGAGTTCGATGCGCTGGTTCTCGGCGATCATCCAGAGGAGGTACTCGGCAACCGATTTCCGGATGCGATGGAAGCCCGGGTAGAAGGACGCCGGGCCGACGATGAAGGGCTCGCCCGTCACCGAGGTCGGGACGTGGACCTCGACCAAGGGCTCCCGGAGATCGAGCACGTCCCGGACCTGGCGCATCAAGCGGGCGAGCTCGACCCGCCGAGTGAGCGCAGCCTGGCTCTGGTCGGGGGCCAGCATCTGCCACTCCTCGGTGTAGAGCCGGAGCTTCGTTTGGAGCTTCTTGTCCGACATCTCGGCATAGGGCGTGGAGGCCGCCCGCTCCGGATTCGGGGGCGGAGCAGACGGCCGGGGGCCGACCTCATGCCGAAACTTCTGAATCTTCGCCATCGGGCGCGCTCAGCCTTTTGGGCCCGCACCCGTGCCGGGATGGAAGACCCAGCCGCCTGGATCGACGAAGGCCCAGCCACCGCCCGGGGGTGGCGGCTTCACGATGGTGATCGTCTGCGGCGGATCGACCGGGGGCTCGGTCGGGGGCTCGGTCGGTGGAGGCGGGATGACGATGGGATTCGTCGGGAACCCGGGCTGCGGTCCCCAGAAGCCGAGCGGGGGCTGCCCCGGGCCACCAGCGGGCGGTAGATAGATAGGCGGGCTGGGCCAGGGTCCCGGCGGCCCGGAAATGACCGGCGGAAAGTACGGCCCACCCCAGATGGTGAGTGGTGGCATGGGTGGCGGCGGCGGTGGCAGGTAGATTGGCGGCGTCGGATACGGAACGTTCCCGCCGCCCCAGATGCCAAGCGGCGGCTGCGGTGGGGTCGGCCCGGGGGCGGGAATGATGGGGCCACCCCAGATCTCGGGCAAGTGAAGTTTGCCCACAATGGTCACGTCGAAGGTCGGCATACCGGGATCCTCCTCTCCCGATCGAGCTGCGTTTAGTTGAAGGCCGATGCGGACTCGATGCGGGTGCCGAACGCTGGGTTCAACACCAATGCTTTAAACATTTGTTTCCACGATGCCTTGGTGCGCTGCGCCAGGGGATCGGAGTCAGAGGCAGAGGCGGCGGTGACGAAGGTCTTCAGGCCAGAGAGAGTGGTCGCTCCCAGGTATCCCCGACCCATGACGTAGGAGATGTGGACGTTGATCGAGGCCGGGGGGATCGGAGGCGCCACCGGCCCGCTTCCCAGCACCACATACGCACTGCCCGTCGATGGCGCCCCCGAGGCCACGAGCGAAATCGGCCCATCGTTCGCACCGGCGGTGTGCCGCATGCGGACCTGGAGTGTGGCGGTGCCGGCGACGCCGTTCTGGAGGGTGGAGTAGATCTTGTAGGTGCCAGTCGGGGCGGCGCCGTTGAGCGTGATCGCGACCGAGTACGCCGACGCATTGGTGACCGTCACGTCGGCCGAGATCGCGGTTTCGAAGCCGGTCATCGGGTCGACGCGGGTGACGCGGACGATCACCGAGCTCGAGCCGGCAAAGAGGGTGCCACCCGTGACGGCCCCGCCACCAGTGGTCGGGATCGTGTACCAGCCGGCCGGCATCAGCGAGATGATCGGGATGCCGTTCGAGCGCGACCACTCGACCCCCATCCAGCGCCCGGCAACGAAGTCCTTGAGCGTGCCGATGTTGGAGTAAGAGGCGGCGGTCTGGAAGGTCGGGTCTTTGGAGATGTCGGCCTCGACGAAGGGGTCCATGACGCCGTCGAACATGCCCCCTCGCCGAGGCGGCGCCCCGTTCTGGCGGAGCGTGGCCACCACGCGCCGGATGTCGTCGGTTGCGAGCACGTTGGCAGCGACCAGCGCCGAGCGGCTGGCGACGTTGCCGCCGAAGTAGACGTTGGTGCTCCCCATGGCGACCACCTGCACTTCGCGATCGACGAGCTCATTGTGTTGCAGGGTCAAGAGCTCTCTCGCCTGCTGCACGATCGGATGCTTGATGACGAGCTGCACGACGTCCGACATCGAGACGAAGGCACCCCACTGATCGAGCACGGCATCGACCGTCGAGAGCGTGATCGGCGTTGCCAGCGGCGTGACGGCTTCCTCGAGCGGCGCCTCTGGCAGGGGGAGCCGCTCATAGCGGGTGAATTGCGCCGTCTTCCCCGAGCCCTCCGGGATGGGGGACTTCTCGCACTTGTCCCAGAAGACCAGGTCCTTCTCCGCCCGGTCGAGCAGCTCGTCCATCATGTAGACGGCCAAGATGTCGGGGGAGAGCGAGGCCGTGGTCGAGAGATACTGCTCAGCTGGCATGGCTTACCTCCTCGCCTCGATGGGCGTGTTCCCGTGCTGCTCGTAGAACTTCCGGCGTTCGGCCGGGGAGAGCGCCAGGAGATCGCGGGCATCCCTGACCTCGGGCTCGGGCGCGACCGCTGGGGCACGGACATTGCGGAGTCCGGCCCCAGCCCCGACGTCTCGGGAGCGCGTCGTCTGCGGAGATGGAGAAGGCGAGACGGTTCCCCCTCCCTCGCCGACGCCGAGCCGGTCGTAGCTCTGCGCGAAGGCAATCTTGTAGGCAACGTCGGGGGCGAGATAGCGTCCCTGACGAGCCGACTCTTGCCGGAGCTGCACCATGGAGTCGTAGAGCTGCTCGAAGTGCGGGAACTTCTTCGTCTGCCGCGCCATGCGCTCCATCGAGACGTCGTCCTGGACGCCCTGGATGATGCCCAAGACCTCGTTGGCAGCGGCCCCGAGATAGGCTTCGACGATGGGGAGCACGAGCGGCGAGTTGACCTCGAGCTCGGCGTCGGTCATGCCCCGGGCGGTGATCTCACGGCGGATGTGATCAGGGATACCCCGGCGGCCCTGGATGGGTGGCGCCTCGGGCAGGCGCGGCTGCTGGAGAGCCTTGAAGGTCTCCTCCATCTGCGCGAGCTTGCCCTCGGCACGGGCGAGTTTCTGGTCGCGCTCCTGGAGCTGCTGCTCCAAGGAGGGAGCGTCGGGGGCGACCTGGCCGGTCCCTGGATCACCAGCGAGTTCGTCTGGCATCTACTTGGCTCCTGCCCGCAGCCGGTGGGCGCGGGCGACGTAGGTGCGTCCGTCGTCCACTTCCTCCTCGGCCTCCTCCGCCTGACTGGGCGCGTATTGCATGGCGAGCTGGGGGCCACCGTGTAGCAGAAGGGAGAGTTGCTGAATAGCTCCCCACCGAGCTTCCAGCGTCTCTCCCTTCTCTACGTTGAGTGGGGTAGCCAGCAAGGCTTCTCGCTGGGCATGGATCGCCTTACTGAGGGCCTGCCACAGCTCGGAGTGCTCGATCGCCCGCACCTTCGCCGTGGCGTCCGGCGAAAAGAGGGGGTGCGTGGCCTCGGGTTCCGGCTCGTGATCGGTGTGGCCGCGACGGATCATACCCGCGTCCTCGGCCGTGGCGCCCCCTTTGCCATCGCCGCCTTGGTGCGCGCTCCGAGCTGGGGACGCTCGCCGATCGCCAGGATGGGGGTCGCCATGCGCGGGCGGGCGACGACCGGCGGCAGCATGCCAGGCCCGGCGATCCCTGGGAGCATCCCGGCCCCGGGGCCCTTCGGCACCTTCGAGCGCACCGGGGGCTTATTCTTCGGCGGCGGCCCCTTACCCGTCGAGCCGAGCGCACGCCCGGTCGTGCCAAGCATCCCAGGCGGCCCTCGGGTCTCTCCGGTGTCGATGATCGAGCGCGCCTGGGTCGACTTCTGGCCCCCGAGCCTGACCGGGGGACGCTGCGGCTTCAGGGTGTCGTTGGGGGGACGGCCGAATTTCATGCGAGCATCCTCCAAGGCTCGAGCGCGTGGGTGATGCGGGTGGGCAGCAGCCCGACCAGCGAGAGGAGCCAGAGGATCACGGCGATGACGAGGACGACCCGAATGATTTGCTTGATCTGGGGGTCGATCGGCAGCAGACTTTCTACAAGATAGAGCACTAAGCCGATGACAATCAAGATGACGATGAGCTGAATGAGCGGCATCACCAGTCTCCATTGTGCGACTTCCGGATCGTCGCCTTCTTCTTCTGCTTCTTGGAGGGCTTGCGGGGCGGCCCCTTCTTCGTCTTCTTCCCCTTCCCCATCAGACGGGTCCTTGCTGGCGTGGCATCTGGCGCTGGAGGTCGCCCTCGTCGACCGTCTGTGCCAGGCGGCCGGGAGCGTTCGGCATGGCATAGCCCGAGGGATTCATGCCCCCAGGGCCAGGAGGAGGGCCACCGTTCGGGCCACCGGGTCCAGCTCCAGGGCCGGGCGGGGCCGCGCCACCCATCAGCTGCTGCGCGGCTGCTTGCTGGGCCTGCTGCTGCTTCTGCATCTCCTTCATCGCGAACGAGACGGCGTGGCGCTGGATGTGCTTGGCGACCTCCTGGCGCACGGACGGGTCCAGATCGGCTTCCCTGAGGAGCGGGTCGTGCATCTGGGCATGCGCCATGTCGTCGTCGAGCGGCGAGACGGTGACCTCGGTGCCCCGGCCGATCCGGAAGAGCTCGTTCTCGATGTAGGCATCCACGGTGCGGGTCGGCATGATGTCGGTGATGATCTGCTGGGCCTCCTTGTCGCCGAACCCGGTCGCCCAGATCTCCCGCAGCAGATACTTCCAGTTCACGCGGGCGTTGTCCTGAGCCAGAAAGTCAGGTGGTATACGTGCTAGGATTTGGATGAAGTTGAGCATCTGCTGCACGCGCACGTTCTGGTTGAAGGTGAAGACGGAGCCTTGCCACTGGAAGGTGAACTGGCCAACGAGATCATCACGGGTGACGGCGGTCTCGACCATCGCCGCACCCTTCACGCCTTCCATCCGCAGCAGCAGCGAGCGATCGAGACACTGCTGGTAGAGCGAGTACATCATGCCGAGCGACGGGGTGAGCACCCCGGCCTCGACGTTCTCGACGACGTCGCGGACCTGGAGCAGCGCCTCGGACGAGATGATCGACATGCCCGTCGCCGTCTGCACCGCCCGGCCCCTGGCACGCCCGCCCGTCTGGAGGCCGGCGCCGCCGAAGGGGGCGACGTTCGACACGTCGTTCATCATTGCTATCAAGAAATTAATGACATTGACGCCGGCCATGGCGCTGTCTTTGGGGGGCTCGATGAACTGGAGGCTATTGCGGGGGTCGCGCATGAGCCAGCGGGCGGCCGGGGCCATCCGAATCGAGTCGGGGAACTGGACCGCGTTCGCATCCATGGCGACGATGGGATTGAGCGAGAAGACCAGGCCGTCACCAGTTTGGTTCAAGGTATCATTAGTGAAATATTGCAAGTGATCCAACAGGAACATGACGCCGTAGCCCCAGAACTCCCCTTGCAGTTCAGCAAATTTGGCTGCGAGGTAGCTCGGGTTCTGATGCCAGTGCGGGTTCTGGCGGCACTGGAGCAGGATGTCGTCCCCGCCGACGATGAGTTTGTACCAGCACGGGTCCTCGGGACGTGTCTCACCTGTCCCGGGGTCAGGGACCTCCTGCAAGCTGCCCCGCCACCAGAGCGTGGTGGTGTCGGCCGGGCGCCGGGGATCGGTGGAGAGCTTCTCCGAGCGCGAGGTGAGTCCGCGAGCGAGGAGGCGCTCCTTCTCGGCCTCAAACTTCTCCGAGTTGTCGCGGGTGGCCCTGAGATCCTTGAGACCCTTCAAGTTCTCCACCTGGTGGCCGAGCTCGGGGCGCTCGGGGTCGATCCAGGTGCGCGCCATCTGCTCCAAGACGTCCCAGGGGGCCAGCATATCTTCGAAGAGCAGCTCGGCGTCCCAGGTAAACTGCGTCGTGTAGGGCCAGGCGTAGAAGAGAAACGGATCGACCACCCGCATCGTGGGGCCCAAGTAGCGGGTCTCTGAGCGAAGCACTTCCTCGGTCTTGGTCTGCCCGTTGGTGGTATCCAGGGTAGATTGTAATGTGGGCACGAATCGCTCGTCGTGCAGCCAGCCGATGTCCAAGGGGGCGGTGCCGAAGATGCAGAGATTCCTCAGTAATCCTGGAAAGATCGCCGTTATTTTGATCTGGTTCTGGAGGCAGTCCTGGAGCACCTCCTGGACGGTGTAGCCTTTGTCCTCGTTGACGGTGGAGTCGGGGATGGTCTTGAACCACCGCTTGGACTGCGGGAAGAGATCGGCTCGCAGCTTCTGCACCCAGTTCTCGAGGATGCGGTGGGCCGTTGGGAGGTACATGCGCAGCCGGCCGTGATAGCTCTGCTCGGTGCCCTTGAGCGTCCAGAGCCGCCAGTAGCGCAGCCACTGGGGGTGCAAGAGCCCTCGCTTCTCCTCCCGCACCTGGGTCACCAGCGGGGAGAGCGTCTTCTTGTACCACTCCTTGATGGAGGCCTTGGTGGCAAGATTGGCGGAGAGGACTGGTTGGGGCATCAGGCAAACGTCAGTGCAACACCCTGGAGCGTCTTCAAGGTGGCCGTGTTCTTCGCGACCGACGGGAGGCGGGCGGTGATGGACCAGCGCAGTGCGCCATCGGCGCCAGGCACCCAGACGTAGGTGACAGGCTGCGAACTCGCGCCCTGCTGGTTCTGGGCGACGGCCATGACGATAGGTGGCGTCTCCCAGACGAGCGTGCCAATCGAGCCG